TCAGGAACATTTCTGGTTAACGCCGCCATTGAGGATCCAGCCATCAACAGCTTCCCGCAGGTACGCTTTCGGGTGGGTCCTGACTGGCTTGGGAAAACCGTGCCGGTTGGTGTAGTTCCAGATGGTCTGGCGTGATGAAACCCCAAGCTTGTTCATCACTTCTTTTTCGGGAATCAGGCTGGTATCGGTCATTGTGATCTCCTTACGCCATTTCTTTATAAAGGCGTGGCCCATCGATTGTGGCCGCGCGTAATTCTTTTTCCAGATGCACTGAATAATCTCTGTCGTCCCACCGCACCCAGTAATGGGGATGGTCGCCGTCAGGATCCTGCAGGCTATCCACCACGCCATGAATGCCGCCGGTCTTCTTCTGGACTAATGCGCCCACATTAAAAGCAGCCATTGCACACCTTCCGGTTCGTGAAGAAATGAGATGAGAGCGCCCAGCGCCATAAGTGCGGCGATGAGCCAGGTCATGGGATTTGATTGCATGGTTAACTCCCAAAAAGAAGCCCGGCGCGGGGCCGGGCAAAAGGGATAACGGAGCAGTGCTTTCGCACCCAATAGCCAGCTCATAACTGGCTATAAGTTGCGTCAGTCGTCTTCATCTTCGTCCCAGTCCTCGTCGTAATATGGCGAGGCGAGAAGGGGGTTAGTTGCTGAGAGAATCTCTCCGGCGGCACCCTGGCGCTGAAGCCGACGAAGCGCTTCGTATAGCTCGAAAGCCTCGGTTCGCTCGTCACCAATGTCGAGGGCACACGCTACTTTGTGCGCCTCGGTGACAAGGGTAGATAGCTGCGTTCGTATGTCCTGAATGGTCTTCATTGATGTCCTCATGCCGCGCGCTGGGCACGCAGTGATTTAATGTGCTCGCTCGTCTCCAATTCGGCGCGTATCTGCGCCGCCTCACGGTGATCGAGGTGCTCAAAGTCATTGTTGAATCGTTCGATTGAAGCGGTGTTGATCCGACCCTGTCGCCAGTAGCGGACTATCTGTGAAGTGCAACTGTGGATGATGACGGGCCAGCCGTGCTGGTCAGCGTAAATCTGACCCCGTTGAATTAGCTGGAACATTAGGAACCACCTTAAATTCGATTACCCAGACCCAGGGGTTGGCCTGCCAGTTTTCTTCGCCGTAGATGGACTTCCACAGTTCTTCCCACACCTGAAAGCCATAAGTAGCAGGGCGGAAGTCGTAAAGACCACAGCCGATTTCCTTACAGATATCCCCAAGGGTAATGGCCTGCAATCGCTCAACTCGCACACCGGTAATTTCCAGCATTAGGCGACTGGCCCAGCGCGGCATGTGAATTGATGGACGCCATCTTCCTTCTTCCGGCCAATCTCCAGGTGGCGTAGCTCGGTAAGCCATATCGTGGCTATCCTGGTCGATGTTGTAGCGTGCCCAAGTCTCCCGCACCCAGATACGATCGCCTGGTTTACCGTGTGGGCTGCTTCTGTAATTTCCCGCCGATAACTCACCAGCCAATTCATTGCCAGATAATTCGCACATTGCATCTCTATCAATGTGTGGGACCTTCACTGGCCGCCGCGTCTGCGTCTTGCCGCCGTCGAGAATGGCGCGCACCATCTCGCCGTTAAAAATCATTCCGCGCTCTTTCACTGGATCCCCCTCTGCTTATTCCTCAATTCGATAACGCCCTGGCACTCAGCGCATGTCTGGCAGCCGGGAACGGCAGCGCGTCGAGGCGCCGGTATGTCTTCCCCGCACTCTGCGCAATGCTCAGCTGATACTGCATTGCGGTTGAGCCGGTGAGCGGAAAGGGCAGCGTTACGCTGAAGCTCTTCAATCTCTGCTGCGGTATCGATGATGTCCATGGTCAATGCTCCCGGAACTGTCGGTTAATTCGGTTGAATGTGAACGCCAGCAATAAAAAAGGCCGCGATAGCGACCTTGTGAATTGTTTCTTCATGGCTGTATCCATCCTTTACCTTTGACGTGCTGGATGACGCCAAGCTTCCTGAGCGACTGGAGCCGGCGGTCAAGAATGCGGAAGACGTCCATCGGGTGCTTTCCTTCTGCTTCAGCAATGACGAGGCACTCCTGTCTGACGGAAGGGCTAAATAGTTCAGAAAATGAGGTTGGCCGAGCGCCGATTGCGCTTAACACCTCGCTATCCAGTTTCGCGTATTTGGTCATGCTGTACCGCCTTCATTCTTTTCGGCTTCGACCGCCATCTGCTCAAGCCGTCGCGATAAATCGGCGGCCAGCGTCTGGAATTCTTCCTCGGTCGCCACCGGGATCGGCACAAAGCGAATCCCGATGTGCGCCAGGTGGTTGGCGATTTCGAGGCTTTTCCTCAAATCAACGGGTGCGGCTCTGTTCATGCTGGTAACCCTTTCACTGCGAGGAAGGTAGCCATCGACTTATCGACCATCTTCGTGTTGTGGTATTTGGAGATCGCCCAAGTGATGGCAAAAAGGATCCAGCGGAAGTGGCTGGTGTAGGTTTTGAACGTCAACCCATCGCAGACATCCCACGCACTCCACCTTTCTGGCCAGTCAGCGTTATAAACTGCCTGGTATGCTTCCCAATCATTGCTAAACCCACCGCGGCATAATTCACGGACTACCTCACGGACCTTGGCTTTATCACTGTCTGGAGTATCGTCTTCATCATCCCAGTCTTCGTCTTCCTGCTGGTCTTCTGGAGCATCTTCCAGATATTCGCTCATTGATTCCTTCAGGCTCCGGCAAAAAGCATCATGATCGTACTCTTTCGCCAATAGCTCACAGGCTGAATAGCCAGCGCCAGCCTCCAGCTTTTCGGACCAGTAACCGGTGTTAATACCGTCTTGCCATGGACCGAAAAAGTCGAACATGTCCGCGATACGGGAGAATGTCCAGGTTCCCATGTCGCCGGTGACAGTGAGATATCCCGGCCAGGTAATAATGTCGAAGTAATAACAGGACGTGCCGGGCTGCTTCATGCGCAGGTGGCGGTAGAGACCTTCATCACGGATTATTTCAAGTCGGTGAAAGGCGGTATCAAGCAGAAATCGGGTTGATGTTTCGAATTGTCGGCGAATCATTGTTCGGCTCCAAACCGCCCGTTAAGGCGGCCAGTTTTGACGACGAACTCCAGGAGGCTAACTCCCAGAGCTTCAATTTTCTTGTGATGCTTGTTGATGATGGGAGGCACCGTTTCGTTCCAGTTAGGCTTTGGCTTCTTGCGCATGGCCTGCTGAATTTCCTCGGTGTAGCGGCGGCAGGCGGCGCGGATGGCGTTTTCATTTGCTGGTGTCATGCGGCCTCCGTCGTCTTTTTGAAGGAGTGAGCAATTCGAGCAGATGCAATGGTTACGTAATCCGGGTTCAGGTCGATGCCGATGAAGTTGAAACCTTCCTCTATAGCTGCCCGGCCTGTGCTCCCGCTTCCCATCCACGGATCAATCACGGTACCGCCAGGTGGGGTAATCAGCCTGCAGAGATAGCTCATCAGGGCGATCGGCTTAACGGTGGGGTGATTGTTCTTCGCGCCACTGGTACGCCCGGCACCGGCGCGCGGGTCGTTAATGCCGACGCTTCCTTCTTTTCGGCCGCCGGTCATGTCGCTGGCTGATGTCGCTATAAATCTCTCGAGGCCTTCATCGCGCTCTTTCGGCTTGACCTTGGCGCAGTAGAAGAAGCGGGCGGCGCTCTTGCTGCTATCGATACGTGGAATTGATTCGTGCCGCCGGTCCATTTGCCCGTAGCAATTCGCCGCTCCCATTTTCGAGCTGGGCTCATTTCCGGTAAGCGCTCCTTGCTGGCCTTTCGCATCCGGAAACGCTGACACTACAGCATCGCTTCCATCGTGAATTATGTTTGCCGGCCAGCGACCCTCTGGTGCCTGCTCGTAATCGGCAACAGGTTCAGTACCATCACGCTGGTGGGAAAGCAGACCGCCAGCACCGCCATTTAGCGCCTCGTCGGTAGGGATGCGGCATGCATTGATATTGATTGCCCCGGTACCGTGCTCAGCCATGTTCGCTGACACCGTTTTTTTGAATGGCTTGCGAGCCATGACGATCGGTTCGTGCGCAGGCTTCAGAGCCGTTCCCCAGCCATCAAAATCACCATCTAGGTTATGCGACTTGGGGAAGCCGCTGCCGTAAATCCAGAGAATTTGGTCGCGGATTTCGAAACCGGCATCCTCTGCATTAACCACAAGGCGGTGGTAGGTGCGTGATCCGCCAAACGCCAGCAAGTGTCCGCCTGGCTTAAGGACGCGCAGGCATTCCTGCCACTGCTCAACGGTGGGGACGTCGTAATCCCACTTATGATTCATGAAGCTCAGACCATACGGAGGATCCGTCACGATGGCGTCAACTGAGTTATCCGGCAGCGTTTTCAGAACGTCCTCGCAGCGCCCGACGTGGAGTTGATAGGTCATGCTGCCTCCTGCCTTTCCCGATATTTCTCAGCGAGCCGCTGCGCCTTTAATGGATTGCTGACCACTTCACCCCATGGCATTAGCCAGCCGTTACCAATGAAGGGAAGGCACAGTGTGCCTACCCTGATGTCGTCGTGAGCGTGAGTCATAGGATGGACTCCATTTCGTCGATGTAGAGGCCCTGAGCAATGAGGCGGCGACGGCGGGCGGCACGTTCAATGCACTCCTGCCGTCTACCTTCCTGCGATTGCTCTATGGCGCGCCGGGTGAATAGTCGTGATTTACCCTGGGGCGTTACGACCTTTGGCTTCGTGACCAGGTCGAATGTCCGGTCGCAGATGCCGTCCTCGTTGAGCCATTTCTCCGACTCAACTATCTGCGCTATCTGTCCGGAACCGCGGGTGATGCCGTTGGCTACCCGGTTAAACTCGATGAGCGTGACGCCGAACTTCTCGGCGATTTCGCTGCCGGTTACCGGGCGGCCGCGCGCCTGAATCATCCAGATAACGCGTTCACGGAGGCCGGAGAATTGCCCTGTACGCCCGGGCCGGCGGTAGAAGGGTGTGCGTTTCATTTCCACTGTTCCCCAAACGTAAAGCCGATCTCAGCCAGCGCTTCGTCCATCTTCTCGATGAACTCCGGCACCATTTCGTTGAAGTCGGACATGTACTGTGGATCCCGCTCAACGACGACATGATGAATGCCTTCGCGTTTCATGCGCGGGTCGTAATTGGCAAAGAACCAGGCCTCTTTTCCGGTCACCCACATGCTGTACTGCACCTGGGCCATGTACGCAGACTTGATGGCTTCGAAACCGCCAAGGCGGAATTTCATGAAGTCTCGGGAGGTGAACGGACATTTCAATTCGAGGCCGGAATCGTTACTGCAAAGGCCGTCAGGGGAGCACGCAGTGCGCATGCTCTCGTCACGGAACAAGATCGGTGACTCCGTGACTTTGACGTCAGTGGTGAACTCGAAGAGGGTACGAGCATCTTCCTCGTACTGCTTGCCCCAGGCCAACGCTTTGGCGTTCACCTCTGGCGCTACGCCGGTGCACACCTCGGCGAGCAAAGTGTGGAAGTAGGACATTTTCATGTCTGTCCACTTCTTCCCCGATCTTGGCTTGGATATGACGTTGTGCACTTCAGAGGCGGTAATGACGCCGAGGCGCAGCCTGTGCCACGCCTCATCGCCCTGTTGGATAGTGGTTACGTCAATTCCGGTGCGGGACAGGATAATTTCGGGTGTCATGCTGCCGCCTTAGCCCTTTTCTGAAGGAAGCCAAACCCTTTCAGCGCCTCTTCTTCAGTGAGTTCTGACGCCTCAAGGATTTGCCGCTTGAAGATGTCGCTGCAAAGAGGAAGAAAGTCTTGCTCCATGTCCTTACCAAGCTCTTTCAAAAGATTGGTAATGGACTGGATGGTTTCATCGCTTGCGGCTGGTGGAAGCGCTTCTGTAGTGCTGCGAGGCGTGATGTCACGGATATCAACGTCCAGTGATTTGCCTTCCATTTCTTCGGCTGTTGGCTGCTGTCCAATCTCAGGCCATGCCTTACGCAACGCCTGGGCTTCTGCGCATTTCGCAAGCTGGCCGTATGGGCGCTTTTTCCACATTGCATTCGGCGCAGTGGTGTCGCGGCCGCCGGTTGCGTAGTTTTCAATCCAGTATTCTTTTGCACTAAACTCGACGATCTCGCCGCTGGGCATGCGCTTGTAGACGGTGTATTTGCACCACTGAGGAAAGGTCACCTCGACACCAGAAAGCGTCTGCGTCGTGTCAGGACCGAACTCTGGTTCGCGGGCCCCGGCATAATCTCCGGAGCGGTCCGCCTGAATGCGGTAAAGGCCGATACCCGGCATGACCACGTCGCGCCATTCGCTTTTACCTGTTCTCGAGTCTTTGACGCTCATCGGCACGAGGTGAACGGGCTTCAGTAACGGATCAAGTTGACGGGCGCGGCAATAATCAAGCGCCATCATTACCGATTCGTCTTTGGCGCCAGGATAGATGCTGTTCTTCAGAGCACTCCAGGTAGCGACGTCGATGCCTTTTTCCTGCAGCGCGCTCGCTGTGATTGTTAATTCGTTTGCCATCGTTAATCCCCTCAAAAATTAAAACGGGCAGCCGGTACGGTGTTCCCAGTCGTGTTCCGCCTGGGCGTAAGCAACTGCCGAAATGAAATCGTTGTAGGCCTCACCAGCTTTATCGCTGCGAAGTCCGGAGTAAGGTGTGTTGTGAATCGGGACCGAGAAGTGGAAGAGGCCGGACGGTTCTTTGGGCATCATGTCGATGATTTGCTGCGCCCGGTCGCCGATCCACTTCTCTTTCTCGTCGGTGAGCTGCTGTTCATCCCAACGCCGATCTTCGATGCGGTCGTAAGTGAGGTATGCGTTCATGGCTGAACTCCTGAAATTTGGATGTGCAGATCCCGCCCGCGTAATGCCAGGCCGATCGGTTGAATAGGGGGGATTAGGCTGTTTTTCTATGCCACGGATAACCGATGGCAACCTTCATTTCGTCGTAGGCTGCCATCCACATGGCGCCATCACCAATAAACAGGGCAATAGCGGCTTTACTCTGAGCGGCGCGCAGCAGGTGATGATTGATCATGCCTTCACCTCAACCTGTTTCAGGAGGCCAGCGATATGCATCTGCCAGCGGTTCAGCGTGACCTGCTCGCGCGGATTGGTGACGGACGTTAACCGCCACTCGTTATTGTTCAGGGCGCAGCGCTTTACGGAGTACTGCTTGCCGTTGTGGGTGACTGTCATGATACCTCCCGGGCGCGGAGCATTGCGTCGGCAATGTAATACGCATCTTCGGCTAATTCTTTGTATTGTGGTGATTCCGGGCCGCCACCAAACGAATGCCCGTCCCATCTGCGCACAATGGCTGCCATAGCCTTAGCCGCGAAGTAGTCGCGTAGCGTCATTCCCTGATTGCAATCCTTCCAGGCTGTGGCATCTGTAGCTTCCATAGGGAAGGCGAAGCCACCGTCATTTTTCTTACCCATAAATCCTCTTGGCCTTATCGCGGCGAACGGAACGGTTAATACAAGACCTCTGCGCAAGCGCACATTCAAACAATTTTGGCGGTGGATGGCCGCCGGTTGTCATAACTAACCGCACTCATCGAGAACGGTGAGGTATGAAAAAAGCCGCTTGTTAGGCGGCTTATCTACTCACAGATTTTCGTCGTAAAACTTTTTGATGTGCTCTGCGAACAAGGCTTCATCAAATGAACCAGCGTCTATATCACCATCCTCAAGCCATACACCGCCTTCGCCGAACTGACTGATTGTGATATTGCCAATAGTCACGCTGTTTGCCTCACCGTTGTCGGTTGATGGATTACATTTTGTTTTGCCAAACTTCATTGTCTTACCCTCTGTCGTTACCCGCTGATGCGGGAGAAATGCTCTAATTCAGCCCAGCCCACTCAGCTTCGAATGGACTGGAATAAATCTGTTTGCGCTTCGCACTTCTCATCCCATCCGTTTTTCCCGTTCCCACGCCTTTATCGCTCTCGCGAGGGGGTAGCCTCACACCGACCGGATCGCGCCCGGTGCTACGCCGAATTTGTACGTTGGGGTCTAAACAGGATTACTGAGTGCTGTTCCGACTTTGCATGTTGTTAAAAAGCAGGCGACTTGCTGTCCGCCGCTGGCTAACTTCGCTCAGCTGTCGATGTTTCGTTTCGATGGATTGATAATCACAGAATGTGTTTATGCAGTCAACACGAATTGTGATTATAAATGAACACATATCGTGTTGTTGTTGAATTTTATAGAAATTTATTTTTTCGGCGGGCATAAAAAAAGCCCACCTAAGTGGGCTTCAATCATGATGATGGTTCTGGAGGGGTTACTTGTATGTAGTTGTACCTGGATTTGTATACGCGTGATTAACAACAACGCCATCGCGGATCAATACTTCAAGAACCTTTTTCGTAACATCGACATTTGGCTTAGTGGAGAACATTCTTACGGCTGCATTAGAAGTTACGTATTCGTAGACCCACTTAACTTCATTGTCGCTAACGATCTCCTTTTTCACTGGTTCACCCATCAGGCGGAGAAGGTCAGCTTCTGTAGTCTGCTTACTAACGATTTGCGAAATCTTAGTTTCATCAAAGTCTTTTCCAGCATGGGCTGTGCTCTTCATAACACATCCAGATAACAGCGCTGAAACTACCAAAGCCAAAATTATTTTTTTCATTCCTGGTTCCGTCCTAATTGGTCTTCAAAGCTTCATCATAGTTTGAATGGCAACACCAATAATTCTGCAGTTACCATTCACTGGGATCAGGGGATACTGCGGATTGAGGCCTTTGAGGTATCTATTACCACCGTCGATAACCAACTTTTTGAATGTCGCCTCATTAGCGTCGGTAAGTTTAGCTATTACCAGGCTTCCGTTTACTGGTTCTTTCCCGGTATCGACAAGAACCATCATGCCTTCAGGGATGCTTAGTCCAACGGGTGATGTCATTGAGTCTCCCTGAACACGTAACCAGAAAGCCGTCCCCTCAATATGAGCATCAGATTCATACCATTCCTCTATGTCTTTCAGAGTATATGGCTCATTAGCCTCACACCACGCCCCTGCGCTTACCCAGCTAATCAAAGGATACTTTGCTCCTGGTTTGTAATGGCCAACAAAGTCATCACCAAATAATAGCTCAGGGGCGGAGATACCCAAAGCCTTGGCAATAACCTCTGCATCATCAACGCTCACACTACGTGTGCCAGCCTCATAGTTTCCTATGCGTGATTGCGAAGCCCACCCACAAAGATCAGCTAAAGCCCTCTGAGATAGGCCTTTTGACTCACGGATGCGCTTAATTCTGCTGGCTATAGATTCATTTTTTTTCATACGCATATTTTTATCACGTAGCGTGTTGGAATGCATTTCACGATTTGTGTTGATTATTAATCACGAATTGTGTTTAATGATGCTGAGTGACCATTATTGAAAGGATCAGCATGAACAATATCGCCAACGAACGTAAGAAGCTTGGCATCACTCAATCAGAGTTAGCGGGCTCATGCGGCTGGAACCAGTCCCGCCTTGCTAACTATGAAGCTGGCATACGAGCACCAGACCTGGAGTCGTGCCGCCGCCTGGTTGAGGCGATGAACAAGCTAGGGAGCAACACATCTCTTGATGCCTTGTTCCCCCCAAAAGCAATGCCGCCTGACCGGCGGCCCTAATCACGAAAGGGAAAGCAATGCATTCACTTGCGTATCAACAAGGTAACAAATTTTCGCCAACGGCGATGATTTACCAGAATCGCCGGGAACCTGATTCCACGGCGTTAAACATCGATGGGATCCGCGCAGCTGTTCGCGCCTGGGCAGCTGATTGCCACAGCCGTGAATTTGTCGCTGCGCTGATTGTTGAAGAGTGGCGGGCAACCGGCGGCAACGGTCTGGATATCCCGACTGACTCGCATCGCCAGATGCAGAAAGTGTTTCGCTGGATCGATGGTGACACCGAGTACGCCGCCAATAACATTCGACAGCTGGCTCCGGCAATCCTGGCCGTGTTGCCGTTGGAGTACCGCAACCGCCTGGCACCACAAAACGACACGATGTCGCTGCTCGCCTCTGCGATGAAAGAGTGTGCTGAAGCTAAACAGGCCGTGCTGCTGGACGCTCCAGAGCATCAGAAGCTGAAAGAGGTAAGCGAGGGTATAGCGTCGCTGTTCCGCCTGATGCCGGAGCAGGTAGGACCGCTAATGACGATGGTCACGTCGATGCTCGGCGTCATGTAACCGGAGAACACCATGAACCACATCGAATTTATCGAGAAGCATGTACGCGATGAACTGATTAAACAGGGATTCACCGTAGCGGTGGCTCAAGGGGGGGCATTTCAGGCCGTCGATATGTACAAGCGTATGTCACAAGCCAGTCGTAAGGGGAGGATTTTCGATGACGTGTTACGACACGCAAAACTCTGGGCGGAGAAGCAGCAGATTCCGTCAGACAAGTTCGAAAAGAAGCGCGTTAAGCGTGTGCAGCAGCAGCCAGGTCTGCTCTGAAAAGGCGAAAGCCGCGCTGTTGGTAGCAGCAACGGCTTTCAAGACACTGTGTTACGCCAAGTAACGGGAGTAAGTATGCCAGCAATAAACGAAAAGGCAAATCAGCACGCAACTCATAAAAGCTCTTTCTGCGACAGAAGCAATATTGATAGCGACGTGAAAACCATGGTTGCCGGTCCAGGCGTTGCTATCTGCGATAACTGCATTCTGCTTTGTGTCGAAATTATCCTCAAGAAAGGCGGGGAGGCTGCTGATGAACTTAGCAATTAACAATATCTCACCAATCAGGCCTGATTTGCAGGTCGTGGAGCCGCGCGTGGCAGATCTTGATGATGGCTATACGCGTATTGCCAATGAACTTCTGGAGGCTGTCATGCTGGCAGGATTGTCTCAGCATCAGCTGCTGGTCTTCATGGCTGTAATGCGTAAAACATACGGTTTCAACAAAAAAGCTGACTGGGTTAGTAACGATCAGTTATCTGCCCTTACCGGCATTCTTCCGCACAAATGCTCTGCTGCTAAAAGCTCGTTAGTGAAGCGTGGAGTATTTACCCAAATCGGGCGTTCTGTCGGCATTAACAAAACGGTTAGTGAATGGGTGAAATTACCCAAAACCGGTAATGAAAATAAACGTTACCTGAAAGAGGTAAATTTACCTGAATCAGGTAAGGAATGTTTACCAGAATCAGGTAACGACACTTACCCAAATAAGGTAAACACAAAAGACAAACATACAAAAGACAATAAAGACAATATTAATAAACCCCCTAAATCCCCCAAGCCGGCTTCGTTCGATCCGGCTTGTGTTGAGCTTCCTGAGTGGCTGTCGGTTTCAGTCTGGAAGTCATGGGTCGATTATCGTCGTGACCTGAAGAAACCGATCAAGTCTCAGCAGACGGTAACTCAGGCCATCAACCTGCTCGAACGTTGCAAGTGCAGCGGATATCAGCCTGAAGAAATCATCAACCAGAGCATCGCAAACGGCTGGCAGGGCTTATTTGAGCCGAAGGGTTCTAAACAGCCTTCGCGCACTCCGTCTCGCGTATCTGAGAACTTTGCTGGCAAAGACTACGGCCATACAGAAATACCTGCATGGGCGAGGGACTGATCATGACGCTGGATGAAAAAATCAATCAACTTGAGAAACGCATTACTGAGCTGAGCAAGCCGCCAGTTCAGCATGAAGATATCGAGCTAACTATCAGCACCGAGAACTGCGAAACGCATGGCCCCTTTGAATGCAGGACAAGGCATTTTTTAAACTCTGTCGTGAAGATTCCCCCACGCCCAAGCTCCTGCCCTGAATGCCTAAAAGAGGAGCTAGGCCGCTTGCAGGCGGAAAGAATTAGCATCAACGAAGCAGCCCGCAAAAGAAACATCGAGCGCCTCATGGATGGTCTGAGCATCCCGGCCAGGTTCGAATCCTGTTCTCTCGAGAATTATGAGCCGGTGAACGAAGAGGCGAAACGCGCACTAAAGGTCTGCCAGGCATACGCCAACCGCTGGCCTGAACGTTTGCAGAAGGGTGGCGGACTGGTGATGTGTGGCAAGCCAGGAACCGGTAAGAACCACCTCGCGTTGGCTATCGCCCGGCATGCGATCACCGAGCACCAAAGCTCAGCTGTGTTCACCACCGCGCTGAAAATTGCCCGTGAGTACAAGTCGACATGGTCGAAGGGGTCAAGCCGTACTGAGGATGAGGTGATCCGTTACTTCACAAAGCCTGACCTGCTGATTATCGACGAGGTTGGTGTGCAGTTCGGAAGCGACGCCGAGAAGCTGATCATGTTCGAAATCATCAACACCCGTTATGAGCGGATGAAGCCAACCATCCTGATCAGCAACCAGACCAGGGAAGAGCTGGCTGCGTTCATCGGCGAGCGCGTTCTTGACCGCATGAGCGACGGCGGCGGGTGCACTCTGTCATTCACATGGGATTCATACCGCTCTAAGGGGGCAGCATGATGGACAGCTTAAAACAACGCATCGTTGATTACGTGGAGGCCAACCAGCCTGTTAAGCGCGCTGACCTCATTGAGGTGATTGGCATCAGTGGCAAAGGCCTTGATCGGGAAATATCTGCACTGCGCGGACTGGGTCTTATTTTCAGCATGGCTGGCTTCGGCTACTTCACCAGTGAGGCGAAGTATCAGGAGTGGCGTAAAGGCGAGGGTGCTCATCATCTGAAGAACCGGGCGATGAAAGGCGCATTCAGCAGTGCAAAAGCGAGAAGAGTAAGCGATAGCAGCTACCCGGCGCGGATCGTTGCCGTACTGAGCGATGGCAGCAAGCTGGGTGCTACACAAATCGCAGATGCCATGGGAGCCACTTACCGGAGCATATCCAGCGTTATATCGGTGATGGTCAACACAGGTGAACTGAAGTTTGAAGGTCCGAAAGGTCACCGTGTTTATTCGCTGTCGCAGGCAAAAAAGAAATCAGGCCGCCGTGCTGAGTCGGTGAACTTGATCTGCCAGGAGTGCCGGAACAGTCCGGCGATGAAGCGGGTATTGATGGTTTGGGGGAGGGCAGGAGTATGAAAATTTATATCGCAGGACCAATGACGGGTTACGAAAACTTTAACCGCCCGATGTTTAACGCAGTCGCTCAACAGATGTTATCGGGTGGTCATGTTGCACTAAATCCGGCCGCTCTTCCTGATGGATTATCTCAACGTGAATACATGGACATCTGCCTGGTAATGCTGCGCTGCGCTGACGCAATTCACATGCTGCACGGATGGAAAGAGTCTGAAGGTGCTGTCGCTGAACATGCCATGGCTAAAAAGCTCGGGATTAAAATTTCTTATCAATTTGAAGGTGCATCCGCATGAAACCAACATACGAACAGCTCGAGCAGCGCCTCATAGAGTCAGAGCGCTACGGCCGCCAGACTGATATCACAATCGATAATCTGGAGATGAAGCTGGCTCAGATTGCTGCGGAGAATGCGGGGCTAAAGGAAAGTCGTCAGCGTCTGGCTGAATTCATTCACGAAGAACTGGACGCAGACTATCCGCTGAATATGGATATCGAAACCCCAGCCACAGACGCCTTCCTGGCTGAAGTGCGGGCCAGTGCTATCGATAACCTGTTAAGTATCAAGACTAAGCAGTTGGCAGATATGCATCCCGATACTCATGCGTTCGGCGCTAACGCCATGTCTATTCGTAGCCAGATTAACGAACTACAGGTGTTCGCCGCCCAGCTTCGCAAAGGAGTGCAGTCATGAGCATTCGATCTAAGCATGGTTTCGGTCCATCAACTGTAGAAGTTGAATGGCTTGATAAGTGCCCAAGCTGCCAGCATCAAAAGGCGCGAGTCACCGGGTGGTCAGTGACGCCTGAAGCGTTATGGGCTGGCGATGAGGTTGTGTGCGCAAAATGCGGACATAAGGGAGAAATTGACGCTGACGGTGACAACGCATGGGTCGAGTGGGATGAAGTCAAGGATGCCGGCCAATGAGCAACATCGACAAACGCGCATTACGTGAAGAGTTATCGAACCCTGCGATCGGTAGCAATGCCCACCTGCGAAAGTTAGCGCTGGCGCTGCTGGACGAACTGGAAGCCAAAGACAAGCGGATTGCTGAGATAAAGGTGACCGCGTTCAATCCCGCGCTTCTGGATGTGATATCCGAGCGCCAGCGGCAGCGGGCTATTGAGGGTTGGACGTCTGAGCATGATGACAAGTACGAGCATGGCGAATTAGCAGATGCAGCAGGTTGCTACGCGCTGTCATCTGAATTGTTCGAATGCGTCGGGGAGCCGCCGCGCCAATGGCCGTGGTCTGATGAGTGGTGGAAGCCAACTAACCGCCGTCGTGACCTTGTGAAAGCTGGCGCTCTAATCCTAGCCGAAATTGAGCGCTTAGACCGAACCGCCGCAGCCGGTAAAGGAGAGTGAGTATGGCTAAATTTACAGAAGTACATGACCTGTTAACTGCTTATCAAAAACAAGCTCGTAAGATACCAGCTAAGGGTGTTTATGCATCCAAGCAGCGGCAAAAAGAAGTGCAAGCGGCGCACACGAGAAAAGTAATGCGTCAGCGTAAACGCTCTGTTGGTAAGTCTAATAAATTGGGATTTCGTCGCCGGGCAGAAACAACGGCGGCGCTGATTTGCGAAATGAATTTTTGGGCTCTGGTGTGTCGTTCAAACCGTAAAAATGCCGCCAAAGTAGAGGGCTAACCTATGAGCACTACCCTAAAAGAATGGCTACTGAAGACCATCGCGGAGCTTGAAGAAGAGCGCGATGCGACGCCAGGCGCAGTAAACGAAGACGCGGCTATGGCGTTGGCAGCGATGAAGTTGGCGCTGGCATCGCTCGAAGCGGAGCCGGTGGCGTGGCGATCGCTTTATTACGAAAATCACGGACTTCTGACAGGCTCAAAAAATGTCCTGGCATCCTGGCAAAAGCAAGGCTGGGAATGTGAGCCGCTTTACACCGCCCCGACAACGCCGGTATCTGTGCCTGATGAGCGGGCAGCATTCAATGCCTGGAACAACGATACAGATTGCCCTCTTGCTGGCCGCGATGCGAAAACGGCTGCCTGGCTGGCATGGAGTCGCCGCGCCGCCATGCTCAACCAGGAGAAAAGCAATGGATAATCGTTACGAAATAGCAGAGCAGAACGGCATGAGCCGAGAGTTTGCTGACTGGTTCTTTGATAACAAAAAGGCTGGCTGTGGAAACGTCTGGTTTATGATGATGGCGGCAATGTGGGAAGGGTGGCAAGGACGCGCCGCCATGCTTCAGGGTGCCGAAAACGCCGAGTCGCCCAGCAGCAATTATCCGGTGATTCCGGACGGTTGGGTGGCTTGCAGTGAGCGGATGCCTGAAGAAGGTGATGACATGATTGTGTTCACAGATGAAATTGTTATGTCAGGGGTTTCATACTCCAAAAAGAAAGGTTTCTATCTTCAGGCTCTCGAATATGACGATGACGAACCTGTCGACAACGTAACCCACTGGATGCCACTGCCAGCAGCGCCTCAGCAGGGGAAGTCACTGTAGAGTATTAGTTCAGTAATATGCTGATATATATACATTTTTTACATTATCAGTACTTTGGTTATTCTTTTTTTGGTGGTACATTCATAGCTCGGAACAAACCAAATGGGGGCGTTATGAGTGTTGATGATTTGGCTATGGAGAAAGAAAACTGGGCAATAATGGTGCTGGTCAAACGTGGGGCGTTAACACCATGTCCTCATCATGAGGGTGTTTACGTTGACGAGGGTATTGAAGAACCTGAAATCTATAAATATGCGATGGGAGCATTTAACAAAAGCAACGGTGAATCACCATTCGAAACCGCCAGGGAAATGACAGATTCCGTTCAAATTGCATATGAAGAGCATGGCGGGAATGATCGTTGTCCGCTCTGTTTTAAGCACATAGACGACTAACAAGCCGGCCTCTTCGGAGGCCTTTTTCTCGCGTTGATTTTGTTGAATCAACCGTCCATACTATCTGTGCTGACGGCCTGAACAACCGTTAGTGACTTCTGCGCATTTAAGGGGACTTAAATGCGACCACAATCTGAACTCCTCACCTTGTCACAGATGCAGAAATGCACCTGCGATTTTCTGCATTCTGCGGTTTCCGTTAAGGAGGCCGCATGACTCTGCCAGTTGACGGCATCAAACTCCATCGCGGTAACTTCGCGGCCATCGGCCAGCAGATTCAGCCATTGCTGGATGCCGGGCAATGTTTCCGCCTTCAGGTTAAGCCATGGCGAGAGAAGCGCAGCCTGTCGCAGAACGCTCTCAGCCACATGTGGTACACGGAAATCAGCGACTATCTCATCGCCCGCGGCAAGACCTTCGCTACGCCTGAGTGGGTCAAAGACGCGATGAAGCACACCTATCTCGGATACGAAAGCAAGGACCGTGTAGACGTCGTGTCTGGCGAGGTCACCACCGTCCAATCCCTACGCCATACGTCAGAGCTGGAAACGGGCGAAATGTACATCTTCCTGTGCAAGGTCGAAGCCTGGGCGATGAATATCGGCTGCCACCTGACCATTCCCCAAAGTTGCGAGTACCAGCAGCTGCGCGATAAGCAGGAGGCCTGATGTCTACTCCACTTTCCCGCGTCATCACCAACGAAATCTTCCGCGTTCCGGCGCGCCGCAAGCGTAAGCCAGCGCTTAAACCGTCCGACATCCCGACACTGAAGGGCTACACCGCCCGCCTGGTGGATCAGAAATGGCTGCGTCTCGCGGCACGGAGGGCGCATGGCTAAGTTACCGCGCCGCAAGTGCGCCCATAAAGCTTGTCGCCAGTGGTTCCACCCGGTCCGCGAAGGGCAGGTGGTCTGCTCATTCGAGTGCGCCAGCGCGATCGGCAAAGAACAGACCGCAAAAGCCCGCGAAGCCGCTCAGCAGAAGGAAGCGCAGCGCCAGCGCACCGAAGAGAAGGCAGGCCGCCAGCGCCGTAAAGCAAGATTGGCAGAACTCAGACCTAACGGTTATTACAAAGCGCAGGCTCAGCAGGCATTCAACGCCTACATCCGGGCGCGTGACTCCGATTTGCCATGTATCAGCTGCGGCGAGACCAACCCGCCTGATCTGCATGGCGGCCAGTGGGACTGCGGCCACTTCAAGACGGTCGGTGCTAACCCTGAGTTGCGTTTTGAAGAGCGCAACGCTCATAAGCAGTGCAAATCCTGTAATGGCGGCGCAGGCAAATACACCGCAAAAGAGGCGACGGTCGCGCAGCAATATGAAGCTGGGCTGATCGCTCGTTACGGGCAGGATTACGTCGACTGGCTCAACGGTCCACACGAAATGACCAACTACCGCCGGGAGGACTTCATCCGGATCCGCGATGAGTACCGCGCCAAGCTCAAAGCACTGAAGCAGCGGGAGGCAGCATGATAAAGCCAGTTTTTGGCATAGGTGGTCCTCTGACAGATGCCAACTTCGATGTAATCAGAATGAACAAGAAACAGGCGCAGCAGGTAGCGGATCGAATGGCAAGAAAGACGGTATCTGATGGTCTCTCCACTTACGCGAAGGGGTTCGTCTTTGATGCCGGCAAGCATTATCGGATTTCTGTATGCGTAACCAGACCGAGGTCAATGCGATGACCAGAGACCAGATAGCCCGTTACCAGGCAGAAAGCGTTAAGCGCGCCAGCCTGCCGCCAGTAGCAAAGCACAGCCAGACCAAAACCACTCAGCCACAGAAGGAAGCCGCATGAACAGTCAGCAACTGGAATACGTACGTCAGCAGCTCATTGTGGCGACCGCAGATCTGAGCGGGGCGACGAAAGGGCAACTGGTAGCTTTCGCCGAGAACGCACAATTCACCGCGACGGCGCGCAGCCGGGGGCGAAAAAAGGTATTCGACAAGGATAAGCAGCGCATGGTTAACCCTGACGGCCCGCCGATGAGCGGCAGCCAGTCCCGCGCCAAGGGCTCATCCATCGCACTGGTAGGTCCGGTTGAGTTCGTGACCGCATCCTGGCGCCGTGCTGTCCTGTCTCTGGAAGACCACCAGAAAGCTTGGCTACTGTGGAACTACAGCGAGAATATCCGTTTCGAGTACCAGGTGGCGATTACCCAATGGGCATGGCCAGAGTTCCGGGAACAGCTTGGCACGAAGAAAGTGGCCGGCAAGACGATGGAGCGCCTGAAGAAGCTTATCTGGCTGGCGGCGCAGGACGTCAAAGCGGAGCTGGCGGGGCGGGAGACGTACGAATACCAGGCACTGGCAGAACTGGCTGGCGTGGCGAAATCCACCTGGACAGAAACGTACCTGCATCACTGGCTGGCGATGCGGAACAGCTTTAAGCGACTCGATAGTGGCGCGCTTATCTCCGTAACGCGATCACGTTCACAACAAAAGGCGACAAATTTAGACGTGAGTCTTGCAAAACCGAACTGAAACGCATATATTTCATGTAAATCTGATATCGTCGCCATAGCTTCGCAGGTCGACAAAGAATTAAGAGCCTCGCCATCGTGCGGGGCTTTTTTTATTTGCGGTACGCCGCACGCAGAACCCACTACCTGGGACCCTTAGGCCGAAGAGCCGACATTGCCACACCCTCATATTCCCGGCCTGTCGCCGGGTTTTTTATTCAGGCCGCAGACAATCAATTCCAGATGCCCCGTAGCTATCGTGTCTGACGGCCTTTCCCCACTACACAAACAGCACCCCGTTATTCGGAGGTGATATGGCTAAACGTATGCAAGATAAAGAAAGCATTGCCGGAGTATCATGGCTGATTGTCCTTGCTCTGTCATGCTGGGGCGGCTTGGTCCGATACCTTATTGACGTGAAGCAGAATAAAGCCACCTGGAGCTGGATCAACGCACTGGCGCAAATCGCAGTGTCCGGATTTACCGGTCTCATTGGTGGCCTGATCAGCGTTGAAAGTGGGCTGAGTCTTTACATGATCCTGGTTACGTCTGGTATCAGCGGGGCGATGGGCTCCGTCGCACTGACGTACTTCTGGGAGCGCCTGACGGGGATGAAGAATGCAAACCAGTGATAAAGGCATTGCCCTGATCAAGCAGTTCGAAGGCTGCAAGCTCACCGCGTACCAGGACAGCGTCGGAGTGTGGACGATCGGATACGGATGGACTCAGCCTGTCGACGGTAAACCGATCCGCGCCGGGATGACGATTAAGCAGGAAACGGCTGAGCGTCTACTGAAAACCGGACTTGTCAGCTACGAAAGTGACGTGTCCCGCCTGGTCAAAGTTGGCCTGACTCAGGGGCAATTCGATGCCCTGGTGTCGTTCACGTATAACCTCGGCGCCCGGTCTTTGTCGACATCAACCCTCCTGCGAAAACTCAACGCCGGTGATTACGCTGGCGCTGCCGATGAGTTCCTGCGCTGGAATAAAGCTGGTGGCAAAGTCCTGAACGGGCTGACCCGTCGGCGTGAGGCGGAGCGTGCTCTGTTCCTGTCGTGATTGGCGCGCTGGTAAAGCGTTACTGGCGGCAGCTGCTGGTGGTGGCCTTAATCGGCGTGCTGGCGTTCTTCGTGAACCACTACCGCGACAACGCCATTACCTACAAAGACCAGCGCGATAAAGCGACGGTCCGGGCAGACACATCGGAAGCGATCACCAACAACGTGATCACCACGATGAACCTCATTCGTGACATCTCTCAGGCTACCCAGAATGCAAAGAACGAACTGGCTCGAAAGGGCGAGACGCGCATTGTCTACATCAGGCAGGCGCTTGAAGGTGATCCGTGCGCTAACCAGCTTGTTCCTTCTTCCGCTGCTGACAGCCTGCGGGAATACGCAGACAGTTTACGTTCCAGCCCCAGTGGTGCCGATAAGCGCTGACCTGACCGCAGACACGCCGATCCCCGGAACGGTGGTTCCGTTCACGTGGCAGGCAAGTCTGGAGTTAAACGCTCAGCTCTATACGGCGCTGGGGCAGTGCAATATGGATAAATCGAGCATTAGAAAAATAGAAATTAATCGACATAAAGCAAATAAATAAATCAATTTAAACATGTAGTTGACCTTTGCATAGATCTTCAATGATATTGAGAGAAAATCATGGAGGTTATGCTATGTTTAAGCGTGTCAAAGGCGGATTGAAAGAGTTTGATTCATCATACTCTATCGCTGAGAAGATCTATCAAATACTTCAGTTTCTAATAATTTCTCTAGGGGGCACTGGAGTTTTAGGCCTTCTTGCATGGATGGACCCTTACTTCAAGAAAATTGGGTATTTGGCCTATGGTTTAGTGTTTCTTTTGTGTGGTGTTTTATTCTTCTCAATGCTCTATTTCTATAAAATGGCTAAACTTTCAACCTTGAAAGAAAGTTACTACATGAGTCTCACGGAACGAAAATCGGACATAAATCCTTTAGGAGATTCATTTTCAGATCTTATAATTCACCTTGAAGAAATGCGATTACCATTGAACGAACATCATCAGAATAAAACATTCAGAAGATGTAAATTGATTGGGCCTATGGCTATTTTGATAGGTGGAGGAACATTAACACAGTCAAACTTTAGTTACTGCGGTGAGTTTATCAAACTTCCTGAGGGGAAAAATGCAGTTGAACTGAGCGGAGTATTGACATTTTTAAACTGCACTTTTGTAGATTGCACTTTCATTGAGACTACAGTAATTGTTCCGCATGAAGTGGCTTTAGCACTAAAAAAAGATGTTAAGAGTGCAAAGTTTATTGGATTATAACGAATGAGAAAAACAAAATAAGCCACGACTATGTGGCTTATTTGATTTAAGTAGTCCTGAAATCTACCTTAAGCGGATAAAGAGGCTCTAAATGTCAGACATCTACCAAATCACGCTAACCACCCAAACAGGCGAAACCTTCACGGGCAAGATGTCACGACGTCAGCCTGAGCTGGTTAATGGCTTTGTGCCGCTGACGACCGAGACGGGACAGTGGCTGTATTTCGCTCCTGCTGATGTAAAGCGCGTGGAGTTCACGCCAGTACCGGCAGATCAACCAGAACAGCCAGCAGAACAAACGACGGAGTAACGAATGAGCAAACCGGACTGGGCTGGACTGGAGGAGATCAGAATAGCGTACCTGTCCGGAGTAGCAGAAGTGACGAGTGGTTAAAAAAACTATTTATAATTTGCAATCTTATCTGAGATAGCCTCTGCATCATTTAAAATTTGCACCATCTCTTTTAATGCATCTTGAGTATAACCATCCTTTGCCAAAATAGACTTCTCATGTAAGTCACATACCAAGGCAAACAGGTAAGCATGATATTTGACAATATGCTCTACTAACCCATTGTCTAGCATGCCGATTTTTTGAACGTTAGCTCTGTAAACAGGATTGAAATTGTCATGGATAAAAACGCTAAACTCAACAGTATCCTGATTGTTAGCAATCATTTCTTGTAGCGAATCTTCCAGCGTCTTTTTATATCGCCGAACCTGTAACAGATGGGAAAGTGTTTTAACTTCAGCGATTAAACCGTTCTCAAGAGCTTTGGCCTCAGCTCTGCGTGAAAGAATATCTTTTACGATATTCCAAAGTCCTGTTAAACACGCACCGATCAGTGCGCTGGTTCCAACTGTTAACCAGAATGATGTTCCCATGTAAGCCTCGTTGCTTGTCGGTGATTCACATTTTTTTTACAACGATACATCCGCCCAATCTTTGGCGCAACGGAGTGGAAATGCAAAACGATGACGAGCGCAGGCCATACCCGCCAGTTAACTTCATCGACTCCGACAACTGGCAGCCATTCACCAGGCTGATTCCTGCAAACGAAGTGCATGAGTGGATAAGTCGCCAAATCCTCAGCGATACCGGAAGAATCCATAACCCTGACCACAAACACCTGATTGATGCTGATATCTGCTTCATGTGGGCTTCTGAATCGTTCGCAAAGAAAGGGCGCTTAGTCCTTGGCCAGGCTGAACAGGTAATGCTCCGCGCCGGTGGATGGCAGAAAGCCAGAATGGAACAGCAGATGTATGAATGGTTCGGGCGCATCCCGAAGTTCATCATCACGCTTGCCGCCGATTACTGCTCACAATGCAGTGACCTCGAATTCTGCGCGCTGGTAGAGCATGAGCTTTACCACATCGCCCAGGCCACCGACGATTTCGGCGCGCCTAAGTTCAACAAAGAGACCGGGCAGCCAGTGCTTACACTGCGCGGCCACGACGTCGAAGAATTCACTGGTGTCGTACGTCGATACGGTGCCAGCAAAGAAGTACAGGAGCTTGTTGATGCGGCCAATGCGCCAGCAGAAGTGGCTCACATCGATATAGCCAGGTCATGCGGTACATGCATGCTAAAGCTGGCCTAACAATATGACTGATTATGACAGGCAGGTAATCAATGGCGACACTGAAAGGTGAGGTCAAAGCCTTCATTGTTCAGTCCCTTGCCTGCTTCGATACTCCATCCCAAGTGGTTGAGCTGGTCAAAAAAGAATTTGGCCTGAGCATCACTCGTCAGCAGGTCGAATCTCACGACCCGACGAAAGCAAACGGCAGGGGGCTGGCGCAGAAATGGGTTGAGCTATTCCACGAAACCCGTAAGCGCTTCCAGACCGAATTAAGCGACATCCCGATCGCCAACAAAGCCTATCGTCTCCGCGCGCTCGACCGAATGATGACCAAAGCCGAGAGCATGCGAAACATGGCGCTGGCGGCCTCCCTTATGGAGCAGGCAGCCAAAGAGTGCGGGGATGCGTATAGCAACAAACAGAAAGTCGAGCACACCAGCCCGGACGGAACCATGACACCGCAGCCGACCATCATCCAGCTACTCCCCGTTGAGCCGAAAGAATGAGTAACGCCGTTCAACTGCCGATCCCCGCTAAGCTTGCGCCACTGTTCACTGCCGTGAATAAGCGTTACCGATGCTCGCACGGTGGACGTGGTAGTGCCAAGACGCGCACATTCGCGCTGATGACTGCCGTGAAGGCGTATCAGTCGATGATGAACGGTGAAAGTGGCGTGGTGCTCTGCGCGCGTGAGTTTATGAACTCTCTGGAAGAGTCGAGCATGCAGGAAGTGAAGCAGGCGATCCTGTCCGTTCCCTGGCTGGCCTCCAACTTTGATATCGGCGAGAAGTACATCCGCACCATAGACAAGAGCGTTAACTACGTGTTCTGCGGTCTGCGGCATAACCTCGACAGCATCAAGTCGAAAGCGCGCATTCTGCTGTGCTGGGTGGACGAGGCTGAATCAGTCAGTGAAATAGCCTGGCAGAAGCTGAGTCCGACCGTTCGTGAAGAGGGATCAGAGATTTGGGTGACGTGGAACCCGGAGCGCGATGGTAGCGCCACGGATAAGCGCTTCCGCAAAGAAGCTGGAGACGACTGTATCACCGTTGAGATGAATTACACGGATAACCCGTGGTTCCCGGACGTGCTTGAAGGTGAGCGACAGAATGATCAGCGCCGTCTTGACCCGGCAACATACGCATGGGTTTGGGAAGGTGCTTACCTCGAAAACTCCGATAAGCAGGTGCTGGCCGGAAAATACCGGATCGCTGAGTTTTCGGAAAATCTCTGGAAAGAAGCTGAGCGCCTGTTCTTCGGCGCTGACTTCGGTTTCGCCAAAGACCCCAACACGCTGGTGCGCTCGTTCATTCTGCACAACAGGCTGTACATCGAATACGAGGCATACGGACAGCACACAGAACTCGACCACATGCCGGAGCTATACGACACGATTCCCGGTGCGCGAGACTGGCCCATCAAGGCCGACTCTGCGCGACCTGAAACAATCAGCTATCTCAAGCGGCAGGGCTTCAACATCTCAGCTGCTGAGAAGTGGCAGGGCAGCGTTGAGGACGGAATCGCACACCTTCGCGGGTTCGACGAAATCATTATCCATCCCCGCTGCAAGAACGTGGCACGCGAGGCCCGCATGTGGTCATACAAAACGGACCGAATCACTGGTGAGGTGTTGCCGAAGTTGGCCGACGGCTATGAGCACTGTTGGGACGGCATTCGCTACAGCCTCGACGGACACATTAAGCGCAAAGGGCAGATGGCCGGGATGATGATTCCTAAGCGTTTGCAGCGAAAATGAAGATATAATATGTCTCCCTTAACGTTGGACAGGAATTTAACTGTGTCTCGTAAATACATGCAAACTAGTACCGAAATTATTACCGTATTCTGTTCGTCTACTAACGCTAATCTTTTGGCTAAAACCGTTATTACTTACGAAGATGGATTAGTGGCTGAAGGGTTACACCCTTTTCAACTGCCATTATCCTGTGATGAAAAGGTGTATGTAAATGAAGTTAATGAAGCTGTAAAATTAGCCATTATTTCTGCAAAAAAATATGCAAATGAACTGAGAAAGTTCTCCAACATGTAATGTTCCTTAAAGGCCCCTCTGTGGGCCTTTCAACTTATCTCCTTCCAACGGACAATCCATGACTGACAAATTAACTCTCGCCGTCAACCATGCGTTGGCCGTCAACAATGCGTTGAACGACGCCAGGTTTGCACGTGCTCGTATGGGGCTGATGGCACCGACGATGGGGCTGGACAATAAGCGCCATTCTGCATGGTGCGAGTACGGATTCCCTGAGCAGGTAACTTACGAAAACCTCTACGCACTGTACCGACGTGGTGGAATAGCCCACGGCGCAGTTGAGAAGCTGGTGGGCAAGTGCTGGCAGACGAACCCGGAAATCATCGAGGGTGATGATGCCGACGAGAGCGAGGACGAAACCGCTTGGGAGAAAAAGTCCAAGCAGGTATTCACCAACCGGTTCTGGCGCTCATTCTTTGAGGCTGATCGCCGCCGTCTTGTCGGTCGTTATGCAGGAATCCTTCTGCACATCCGCGACGAAAAAGACTGGAGCCTTCCGGTCACCAAAGGGCGAGGTCTTCAGAAAATATCCGTTGCGTGGGCCGGATCGCTCACGGTTGGTGAGTGGGACACTGGCCTGAACTCGCAGACGTACGGACAGCCAAAGATGTGGCAGTACGCCGAACGGTTGCCGAATGGCTCAAGCCGCCGCGTCAATATCCATCCTGATCGCGTTTTCATCCTGGGTGATTACTCAGACGATGCTATTGGCTTCCTTGAACCAGCTTATAACGCCTTTGTGAGCCTGGAGAAAGTAGAGGGAGGTTCAGGCGAATCATTCCTGAAGAACGCCGCTCGTCAGCTTAATGTCAACTTTGAGAAGGAAATCGACTTCAACAATCTCGCGACTCTTTATGGCGTGAGCATTGACGAGTTGCAGGATAAGTTTAACGAAGTTGCCGGGGAAATGAACCGTGGTAACGATGTTCTGATGACAACCCAAGGGGCCACGGTCACACCGCTGGTGACTGCTGTAGCTGATCCGTCAGCGACCTATAACGTCAACCTGCAAACCGCTGCCGCCGGAGTTGATATCCCGACGCGCATTCTGGTTGGTAATCAGCAGGCCGAGCGCTCCAGCACCGAAGACCAGAAGTACTTTAATGCTCGTTGTCAGTCGCGCCGCGTGGACCTGTCTTTTGAAATAGAGGACTTCTGCGACAAGCTTATCGACCTGCAGATCGTGGACTCAGTCAGCCAGAAGGCTGTTATCTGGGATGACCTGAACGAGCAGACCGGTACTGAGAAGCTCACCAACGCTAAGACCATGGGCGAGATTAACCAGACCATGCTGGGCGGCGGTGATGCCCCGGCGTTTAGCCGTGAAGAGATTCGCACCGCTGCAGGCTACGACAATGACGACGAAGAACCGTTAGGAGAAGAGGATGGCGACGAAGAAGACGAAGCCGCCGATTCTGCCGCGTAACTATCAGGATCCGACCGGAGCCGATGCGCTGGAACGCCGGGCAATGAAAGACTTCACCAGGCGGATGAATAAGATTGGCAAAGCGTACAAATCAGCACTCGACAAAATACCTTCCTCCCTCGCAGTAAACGCCAGATACGAATACCAGCTAAACCCAACGTTACTCTCCATCATCCTGAACGATGCCAGTTACCTGGTTGATCAGGTGCTGCTTGAAGGTGGCGATTACGACCTGTGGTTTTACGAGTACATCGATCTGGCTTCGGAGAAAGGGACCGGGCAGTCGTTCTACAACCTCAGCCAGCAATCCCCGGCGTACGCGGCTGGTCGTGAGTCACTGGCATCCATCCTCGCAAGCGACCCGTATCAGCAACGAATGGCGCTGGTGCATGCCCGTGTATTTGAGGAAATGAAGGGGCTGACTGCTGACGTTAAGCGCGACATGGCGCGCGTGCTGACTGATGGGGTGGGGCGCGGGCTCAATCCGCTGGATATTGCCCGCAACCTGACAGACCAGACCGGAATTGAGAAACGCAGGGCGAACCGGATAGCGCGCACTGAAGTGACTACCGCGCTGCGTCGCGCACGATGGGATGAGGCCGAATCATCGATGGATGATCTCGGCTTAAATATCAGGCTTCTTCACCTTTCAGCATTAAGCCCCACGACGCGAATAAAGCACGCCCTTAGGCATGCGCATACATACACGGTTCAAGAGGTCAGGGACTGGTACGCCGTTGATGCTAATGCAATTAACTGTAAGTGCGGTCAGGTTGAGGTGCTGGTGGATGCAGACGGCAATCCGCTTTATCCGAGCGTCATCGAAATGGCTAAGAAGGAATTCGACAGCCACTGGAAAAAGATGAAGGTCAATCATTCAGCTTGTCACTGCTGCAAAAAGGCAGCTTGAGGTTTAACCATGCCAATGCAGGTCAATATCACCACGAAGGTGAACAGCCAGTCTATCCGGCGCGAAACATACAATGGGCGTGAGCACCTGGTGCTGCCGAGTTACACGCTTCCGGCGAACGTCGTCATGAATGGCGGATTGTACACACAGGAGCAAATCGACGCCCACTATAAGGGTCTGGAGGGCACCCTGGCTCCTCTTGGGCATCCTCAGGTTAACGGCCAGTTCGTGTCTGCATTCTCCCCGGAGGGGATTAACGCAGGCCATATCGGCGCGTGGAACCGTAACGTTAAGAAGTCCGGTAATCGCATCTACCTCGAAAAGTGGGTTGATGTGGCCCGCGCCAGTGAGTCAGAAGGCGGTAAAGAATTACTCGAACGTGTCGCCGCCATTGAGCGCGGTGAAGATGTTCCGCCGATTCATACCAGCGTGGCTGCTTTCCTCGATCAGCTTGAGCCGAACGATCAGCAGCGCGCAACGGGTGCCGAGTGGGTAGCGGATATCCACGGCATGGACCACGACGCGATCCTGTTGCACGAAGTAGGAGCCGCCACCCCTGAGCAAGGCGTTGGCCTGATGGTGAATGCCGATCTGGCTCAGCCGCTTAAGGCCAACTCTGGCGCACTGGTGGGCGAATCCTACCGGGAGCGCGAGCAGCGTCTCGATCGGGCGGCCAAAGCGAAGTTTGCGCTGGGCACGGATGAATATGCATGGGTTGCTGACTTCACTGACTCGCAGGTGGTCATCGTGCGAAATGGCGGCGATGCTCAGGTTTACGGTTACTCCGCTGATGGCGGGAAGATCACTATCGAAGATACCGGAACCTCAGTGGCGCGCCAGGAATCGTGGGTGGCCGTCGTAGCAAACAAATTTAAAGCTCTATTCACACCGCAGGAACAGCCTGCACCAAACCACAAAACGGAGGGCGACATGCCTTTAACCAAAGAAGAACTGGAACAAATCGGCAGCATGATCGGCCAGGCTGTTGCGACCAACACGGAAGCGGCTATCAAGCCCCTCGCGGAAAAGGTTGATGCGCTACAGGCCAATCAGAAGCAGCTCGCAGAAACCCTGACCGCCAACTCCCGCGCTGAAGAGAAGGCAAAGCGTGAAGCAGTTGCGAAGGTCCATGGCGATATCGTGGCTAACGCGCTGTCTGGCGAAGCACTGGACGCTATGTTTAAGTCGCTTGGCGAAGCTGCTCCGCTGGGAACCAACAATGCTCAGCAGCACAAAGAAACCGGCGCACCTGCCGCAGACGAACACTTCAAGTAAGGAGCCGGAATAATGCCACGTTATCGTCGCGTTAATATCGACGGTCAGTCTCTGTACAAGACCGAAACCCGCACTACGGCCGCCGCGCTGCTTCCTGGTACTGCGGCAACTATCAACTCATCCGATAAATTCGCCCAGGCCACTGCGCTGACCGGCCGCCTGTACATCATCGATGTCGGTTACCACCAGGGCCTGACTATCACCGAAGCAATCCCTGCAGGTGATTCAGCAGTCGGCAACTACGTCGAAGAAGGGCGTGAGTTGGCGTTACGTTGCTTGCCTGGTGCTTACAAGAAAGACAGCCCGATCAAGCTGGGGACGGCTGGTCAGTTCACTCTTGCCACTTCCGATACTGATTCAGTGATCGGCTACAGCCAGGATGAATACACCATCGCGGCCAGCACCACCGACTTCATTCGCGTGCGCATGCGCGTTGGCACTGTCGCCGCAGCTGGCGCGTAACAAAAGGACAAACACATATGTACTTCTCTAAAGAGACGCTGGCGACTAACTCCCGCCTCGGCGGGCACTGGAGCGAGCTGTGGGCAAACCGCAACATGTGGAACCTGCAGAACGACACCATCATTGCAGCTAACCGAGCAATTATGACGCCTGATATGCTGGCCTGTAACGCCGTTGGCGGTTTCTCCCGTGATTTCTGGGCTGAGATTGACAACCAGGTGCTGCAACTGCGCGATCAGGAAGTCGGCATGGAAATCGTGAACGACCTGATCGGTGTTCAAACGGTGCTGCCGGTTGGTAAAACAGCCAAGCTGTATAACGTTGTCGGCGACATCGCTGATGACGTGTTAGTAAGCATCGATGGTCAGGCGCCATTCTCCTTCGATCACACTGATTACGCGAGCGACGGCGATCCTATTCCGGTATTCACTGCCGGTTACGGGGTGAACTGGCGTCATGCTGCTGGTATGAACTCTGTGGGCATTGACCTGGTGCTGGACTCGCAGATGGCGAAGATGCGCAAGTTCAACCAGAAGCGCGTTAACTACTACCTGAATGGCGACTCAAAAATTCAGGTTCAGTCCTACCCGGCTCAGGGCATCAAGAACCACCGAAACACCAAGAAGATTAACCTCGGCTCTGGTGCCGGTGGCGCGAATATCGACCTGACCAGCGCAACCACGACTCAGTATTTTGAGTTCTTTGGTAAAGGGGCGTTCGGTACCACCGCGCGTGCCAACAAAGTAGCTCAGTATGATGTGATGTGGGTGTCGCCTGAAATCTGGGCAAACATGGCGCAGCCGTACGTGGTAAATGGCGTGGTAAGCGGCACTCTCCTGCAGGCGGTATTGCCGTTCGCACCGGTGAAAGAAATCCGCATGAGCTTCGCGCTGGCCGGTAACGAGTTCATCGCGTACGTTCGTCGCCGTGACGTGATCTCTCCACTGGTGGGTATGGCTGTCGGTGTTGTTCCGCTGCCGCGTCCACTCCCTAACGCTAACTACAACTTCCAGATCATGTCTGCTGAAGGTCTGCAAATCACCGCAGACGAACAGGGACTTTCTGGCGTTGTCTACGGCGCTAACCTGGCGTAAGGAAACAGCATGGCTAAATACGAAGTTGTTCGGGCGTGGTTCGGCGTTAAGGTAGGACAGGTGGTTGAGTTGAAAGAACTGCACCCGGCGTTGAAGTCTAACGTCCGTCTCATCAATGGTGAGGCAGGCGGAGAACTTACCCCGTCGAATCCTGGTGCCGGTACCGGTGAGAAATCTCGCAAAGAGATTATTCAGGCTCGTCTGACTGAACTGGGCATCGAGTTTAAAGGCAATCTGGGCGCTGAAAAGCTCAGCGAGTTGTTGCCTGACGGTGAGCTCGAAAAGCTATTCCCTGCTGAATAACAGCCGCCGCTAAGGCGGTTTTTTTATGCCCCGCTCCGGCGGGGTATTTCACGGAGTCGATAATGGTAACTCTCGAACAGGCGAAGGAGTATCTGGAGAGCCAGGGAATTACCATTCCCGATTTTGTTCTTCAGGCTCTCGTCGACCAGGCCAACAGCATTCAGGAGTGTCTTGATGCGCATTATCCGGCATCGACAGCGCTGCTGATTCAGCTCTATCTGCTGGCACTTATGGGGCTCGGGCAGGGGGATAAGTATATCTCTAGCCAGACAGCGCCGAGTGGTGCGTCGCGCTCGTTCCGATACCAGTCGTTCACCGATCGCTGGAAGGCCTCGGTTAACCTGTTGCGCGGGCTGGATAAGTACGGCTGCGCTAACTCGCTGATTCCTGCCGATCCTACCGCCGCCCCGGCATTCGCTGGTATCTGGATCGGGAAGGGCGGCTGCATGTGCGGGGATAAGTGATGACGTACAAGTCAGTTAAGCACGGGCTGCCGCGCTCATTCGTACGCGTCTGGGTGATGACCGATACCGGGCGGGAGACTACCGGCTACGTTAAGTCTGACGGCGAGTGGTTCATCAACTGCCCGCGCATTCGGGCGACTGGCGCGAAGGTGTTGCGCTGGAAGGAGGGCTGATGTCATCGGTAGCGAACTGGAGCTATACCGCCACGGCGACTATCTGGCGAAAGCTGGAAGGTAATGACGAATACGGCGATCCGATGGGATATACCGAGCCTGAGCAAATCCTATGCGATTACGAGGGCGGACTCAGCAAGAAGTTAGCCAGTCTGGGCGCAGAAATCGTCGTGAAGAATACCGTCTGGACGGAGTTTGCGCTGGCGGCTGCGGGTGATTACTTGCTGATTGGCGTATCGACAGAAGCGGACCCGGTTGTGGCCGGTGCCGACGAGGTGCGGCAGGTTATCCGCTACGCCGACACGTTCGAGCGACTGGCGGATGATTACGCCATCCTGACGGGAGTTTGATAAACCTGTGCAATAATGGCCCAAAACGTTAACTGGAATGATTGGTGATGGGATTTCAATATTGGCTTGCGGTATGTGGAATTTTTCTGACCGGCCCCTTTGCGTTTGTTCAGTCGATTATCTTTTTGCGACGAGGTGTCTATACAAAGACATTTAAGGGGACGACGCGAAAGGAGTACATCCATAAAGACAGCAAGCCTATTGAATACTGGTTCAGCGTTATTGCTCAAATGATTATTGGCGTTGTAATGATTGGATTTGGATTCTGGTTATTAGATGACCTGCCTGCCTTTCATAACTGGCACACTGAAATCCGCGAAATGCTCCCTTTTTGATTCATCTTTAAATGAAATCAAACCTCGCTCAGGCGGGGTTTTTTATTGCCTGGAGAAAACCATGGGTATCAAAGTGCGCGGCGTTAAGCAGTCGAAAGCCGGGCTCAACCGCATCATCAACGATGTGAGAGGGCGAAAGGTTGTCCGGGCGTTGCAGTCAGCAATGATAATCGGCAGCTCACAGGCCGCGCTTTACACGCCAATCGACACCTCAACGTTGTTGAATAGCCAGTATCGTGAGTTGGTAAACAACGGCGTTAGGCTGACAGGACGGGTTGGATACACGGCGAACTACGCTGTTTTCGTTCACGATCCGAATGTTCCGCAAACCTTCCGCCGCGCTACCGCGCAGAAAGAATTCCTCACTAAAGGCTTTGAAGACACCCGCAGCGAGATTGATGCCGTGATGCGCAAGGAGCTTTCAGTATGACGCCTGCCATGTATGAGCGCGTGCGTAACTACTTCGTTGATGCCGGGCTTACCACTGGCTTCATTGTTCAAATGCTGGCGTGGGACGACACAGCCAAGTTAACCGACGCATTCATAGTGTTCCGGCCTAACGGCGGTACCGACATCCGAAATGACCTCGGATCTGATCACTACGTGCTGGTGGATGTCATTTCCGCCAAGGATAAGCGCCGAGCAGCCGCTGAGAAGGCTCAGGAAATCATCAATTATGTCGAACAGAACGACATTACTGATGAATGCCTTGGCCTGATTCAAAACCTCGGTAACATGCCGGCACCGATCCCGACCGAAGAGGGCCGCCTGGTCTTCCGGCTTCAGTTTATGTGCGTATACGGCGAATAACCCCATCACCAACCCATCAGGCTGCCATCCGGCGGCCTTTTTTTATTTGAGAGGTACACATGCAAGGCTGTGCTAATGATTTTGGCAAGCTGATCGGGAAAGTAGCTGTGCTACGCATGGCCTTTGGCTGCCCCGACGCAGTCCCGGCGCTTTCCGAGTGGAAGCGTCTCGGCGCTATGACGACCAAGGGCATCGACTATTCGATGAACACCATCAACTCTGAGGCAGATGATGCTAAAGGGCTGGTGGAGAACCTGGTCAACAATATGGATCTGACGATCTCCGGTGAAGGGGAGCTTCGAAAGTCTGATAAAGATAACGAGATCGGCGCTTTCAGGCTTTCGAAATATATTTTCGATGAAGTCCAGGCCGGTCGGCAGCCGAATCTCTGGGTTCGCTTTGACTTCGCGGGTGAGAACGCCGGTACTTATATCCAGGGGTACATGAACACCACTTCATGGTCCGCTGATTTCGGTACCAACGATATCTCAACCTTCTCCGGAGAGTGGAAAGTCTACGACGCTGACACAGTTGTGTTTGAAGTTGCTGACTCCATCGCAGCCACTGGTGTGGAAGTAACCCCGGCAACTGCATCTCTGGTCGTCGGGGCAACCCAGCAACTCAGCGGCGCAGTTCAGCCTGTTGATGCTACGAATAAGTCTATCACCTGGACGACTTCGGCACCTTCCATTGCGACAGTCAGTTCAACCGGTCTGGTTACTGCCGTTGCTGCTGGTACCGCGACTATTACGGCAACTACGGCGGACGGTGACTTTACTGACACCTGCGCTGTTACCGTAACTGCCGCACCGTAATCACTACAAAGGGTGGCGTGCTGCCCTTGATACTGATTATGGAGACAGATATGACCCCTTTGAAAGAAATTGGCGAGTGCGTGATCGGCGTTGACGAGCATGAGTATTTCTTCCGGCCATCGTTTCGTAATATGACGCGTATCGGCGAGCCAGAGCATATCGTTCGTACATTCTACGCACTCTTCAATGATGACGTGGCGAAAATGCTTGAGGCAGCACGCGAAATTCACAGCGCTATACCTGAGCATCAGCGAAGATTTTACGCACACTACTTCGGAGATGTAACGCATCCTCTCTGGGCGCTTGAAGCTGCAGGTTCAGCGGCGTTTCTTCGTGAAACTTTACTCTCCGCGATCAACGTCATCCAGTCCTGCTGTGATGAGGATGTTTCTGAACTGACTGGCTGGAATGAGCCATCCCGTACTGGGCGACGCACATTCGTATGGCATCGCGGCTCGCTACCTCCTGAGAACCTCATTCTCATAGCTCAGTCGTTGATGATGCATGGCATCATCGGACGGGCCAGAGTCAGGACGCTGCAGAAGAACGAAAGTAAGGAAACGACTTCTGAGTTTCATGCGACTGAATACATCATGGCCGCCCGCAATCATTTTGGCATCAGCAAGGAAGAGGCGATGGAGCTAACCATGACCGAATTCGCCATGATGCTGAACGCCAAATACCCGGACCAGAAAGGCTTCACCAGGGAAGAGTATGACGCGGTTATGGATGATGATGATCGTCGATGGAAGGCAATGATTGAGCGCGAACGTAACCTTTTAAAAACCTGAACTGCGAATTGTAGGAGTTAATTAATTGTGTTTGAAAGATTAGAATAATCTGAACTTTCCTCCTCAGGGTTATAAAATGCTAACTCCTAAGCAAAAGGCTATCATCTGGGCTTTAGGTATCATTTTTGGCGTACCTACCAGCATTTATGGTATCCAATGGACTTTAACTAAATTCGCGAAGCAACAAGTAAATTGCCTTTCTGATGCATCACAAGCTGTCATCGAATTAACTGAAAAATCGTTAAGTGAACAAGGCGATGGAAGTCAACTTTCAAAAGACTTCACCACTTGTAGAAAAAATATTGACCCAAATAAAGGGACATTTGATTTCTTCAAGGAAGAGATTCATAGGCACAAGTCAAAATCCTGACCCGCTACGGCGGGTTTTTTTATGCCCGGAGAAAACTGATGTCTGAAAAAGCAGGCGAGATTTATTACGACATCGAAGCCGATGTTTCTGGCTTGCTGAAGGCGCAGGGAAAGGCCAATAAGTCGCTCGACTCTATTGGCAACTCTGCCACGAATGCAGCCAAAAAGATGGATGAGCTGCAGACGAATATCAACCGCGTAGCAGGTGCCATTGCAGCGTCACTGGTTGTTGACTGGGGTAAGGCGTTTCTCGTTGCAGCTGACAACATGAGTCAGTTGAATGCACGAATTGAACGATTAACCGGTAGCGCCGCCGCGGCCTCACAGACGATGCAGAGTCTGATGCGTATCAGCTCAGCTACAGGCGGGTCGCTTCAGGACACGGAAAAGCTTTGGGAAACCCTGAGCACGGCGTTGCGCGATACCGGTGCGACAAATGGTCAGATTTTACAGCTGACCGAGACGCTTCAAAAAATCGGGCGCATCGGCGGATCCTCATCAGAGGAAATGGCTAATGCGCTCCGCCAGTTCGGCCAGTCCATATCTTCTGGCATGGTCCGTGCTGAGGAATTCAACTCCATCCTTGAGCAGATGCCTGAACTGGCTCGCCAGATCGCCGCGGGAATAGGAGTAAGCATCGGACAGTTGCGTCAACTTATGCTGGACGGGAAACTAACAGCTGAGGACGCGCTAAACGCCATTCAGAAACAAACCGGTTCAGTGAATGCTGAGTTCGAGAAGTTGCCGCGTACGCTTTCACAGGCAAACACTGCGCTGACAAACTCTTTCTTGTCGATGATAGATTCGGTAAACCAGGCAACGGGCGCAAGCTCTGGCATGGTTGCTGTAATTGACTCTTTGACGGCCGCGCTGGACAGGCTGGCAGGAAAAGCCATCTCTGCCGATTCACAGATCTCAGATCTGAACAGTACGGCGGAAATGTTCACGCGCCGGGCCCGAACCTGGTCATGGCTCGGCCTGGACGGGTGGGAAGCCCAAAACAAAGCGCTGGCTGGTTTGAGTAATAAAGCCGCCATGCTGGTTGGCGATCTGGATGCTGTCACGAAAGCCTCGAAAACTGCAGCTAACACAAAGCCGGTTGAGACAAAGACCACCGGAACGACCGCCGGCAGCAAGGCAAAAGGAGGTAAGTCCGCAGCACAGAAAGATGCTGAGCAATACGCCAAAGCGCAGGAGTCCGTTAACAAAAAACTGGATGAACTGAAGCAAAAGGCGGAGCTGTCAGCAGGGAGTATAGGCGAACTGTCGCGCGCGCAGGCAGTACTGAACGCACAGCAGTCTCTCGGTAATACTGCTTCGCAAGAGCAAGTCATGCTCGCCGGGCAACTGGCAGGAAAAGCCTGGGATAATGCTAATGCGCTGCGTGAGCAGGCAAAAGCAGAGCGGGAGCGCACTGAAGCTGCTAACAAATTCAGCTCGATCCAGGGTAAGACCAGTAAAACAGCCGGTCTTGATAGCCAGTATCAGAAAGACATTGCTGACATCCAGTTATATGCCCAGTTATACCCGCAAAAAATTGGCGAGGCAGAAGCTGCCCGTGCTGCGATTGAACAGCAGTACCGGGACCAGCGTAATGCTGCCATGTGGGAAGAGTGGTCTCAGCAAAACCTTGCTACGCAGGCAGCATCTGCAGCCTTTGAAGCATTCGGTAACAACGCATCAAATGCCCTGACAGGGATTATTACTGGCAGCATGTCAGCTTCTGAAGCGCTGCAATCCATCGGTAGCACTGTGCTAAACAGCGTCGTAAATACGTTCGTACAGATGGGCATGGAGTGGGTGAAGGCCGCAGTTACTGGCAGCAGCGCACAGATAGCAGCTACTGCAGCTACAACTTCGGCAGCTGTGGCTGGCACGGCTACGACAACCGCGGCGAGCGTTTCTTCTGCCGCGGCAACCACTGCAGCATGGACTCCTGCAGCCATTGTGGCATCTATCGGCTCGTTCGGTGGTGCTGCGGCCATTGGTATCGGTGCAGTTATTGCCGCCATGGCCATGGCTGGTGGTATCGCAGGTAAGCGTAAAAATGGCGGTCCTGTATCAGCTGGCTCTATGTACCAGGTAGGCGAGGGCGGCATGCCTGAAATCTACCAGGCCAGTAATGGCAGTCAGTACATGATCCCCGGCGACAACGGAAAGGTGATTAGCAATAAGGATCTGACGAATGGCGGAGGTGGTGGAGTAGTGGTCAATATCAACAACTATACGTCGTCAAACGTAGATGCGCAGGCAACACCAGACGGAAATGGAGGGTGGACGGTGGATGCATTCGTCTATGACCTCGATAACGGTGGTCCTGCCAGCCAGGCCATACAGCGAAATCACCAGGCACCACGTAAGGCAAGGAGCTAACTATGCCTATTCCATATCCTGACTGGCTGCCCCTGGCGCAAAAAGGGAAAACACCGTCGACCGATACCGGGTTTCGGACGGACCAGCCGTCGGTCGGCGCGCCAATATTTCAGAAGCTCACCGATGACCTGAAGACCACCTTTTCTCTTACGTGGATATTCACCCGGGATCAGCATCGGGCCTTCATGCAGTGGCTGCGGAGTCCGAACTATCTGGACAACTGCAATCAGTGGTTCACGATGCGCCTCGGTACCGGCACTGGAGACACAGGCCTTGAAGTTCAGGAACTGCATTTCCTCTCCTGGCCGACATGGTCGCAGTCCGGGTCAATTTTCACATGGAGCGGTGATGTCGTTGCGCGCGAGCTGGTTAACTCAGATGACGAGTTTGACGACATTATCGTTGAGTTGCCTCCGCCGTGGGGTTCATGGCTCGATATTATCGTCACCGGTTATCCGGATGGACGCGATCCGGAAAGTCTGCCGAGGGTTCCGTAATGCCCACACTGAGAGAATTTCAGAGCCAGAGACCGAACCGGATACTTTACGAGACGATCACCTTTTACAACGAGACGTTTGGATATGTGCGTCTGGTGAACAACCAGATATTCCCCAAAACGCTCGGCGGTCAGGTGTTCACTCCATGCCGGATGGAACTTACAGAGAGCCAGCAAAGCAATACGCCGGTACTCGACAGCACGGTTAAATTTAGCCGCCTGGCGCAGGACTTTAAACAGAAGTTGAAACTCTGGAAGGCGCATTCACGCATCACGCCGATCTCTGCCACCTATCAACAGTTTGACGCTGCTGACATGAGCACAGCCATCAAGTCCTGGACGCTATATGTCAATGACTGCTCGATGGATGACAAGGATGTCACATGCAGCCTGACGCGCATAAATCCGCTAAACCGTAACGTTGGCCGCCTGTACACCGTCGAAGAATACCCGGGGCTTCAGAATGCATAGAGACGAGTTTATCTCTCGAATTGAGGGCGTGCCATGGAGTAACCGGGCGTGCAGTTTCAACGCAGCAGACTGCTGGGGTCTGGTGGTGATGTATTACCGGCATGTTCTCGGTATCGAAGTACACCAGACCGCGGACTACGAATCCGGGCGCGACTTCATGACGTGTTATGACGCTGATGTCGTGTTCTGGCAGCGAAGCGAAACATTTTGCGATGAAGGGATCTTCGTGGCCTGGGTCGGCAGTCAGCCCGTGCATGTTGGGCTGATACTGGGCGGCCTTGCGCTGCACAGTCGCGGGGAAAACGGGCACGTCAGATTTGACGCGATACGGACAATTCAGAAGCTATTCACCAGAGTGGAGTTTTACCAGTATGCCGGTAATCGAAATTCAGCGCGTCCCGGGGATGCCGAAGGACAGGGCGGAAGTTGAAGCAGGAACGGTGTTTTATGACTGGCTTGCTCAGGAGAGCTTCCACCGCGATATCCGCATTAATGTTAACGGCAAAGAACTGCAGCCTGAAGAAGAGCTGGGCTTTATTCTTCAGGAAAATGACAGGGTAGTCATTTTTGACCAGCCTAAAAGCGGTGGTCTGATTGGTACCATCCTGAACCCACTCGAGCACCTCAATCCCATTAAGTTTACGCAGAAGGTGCTTGCCGGCCTGATGCCAAAACCCAATGCGAGCGCGTCCAGTGGGAACAGCAAAACATCGCCAAACAACAGCCTGAAGGGACAGACCAACATCGCGCGCAATGGCGAAGCTAAGCCTGATAACTTTGGGCAGATCAGGGCGTTTCCCGACCTTACCCAGGAATCAGTTTTTGAATATGTCCCGGGCGGCGCAGATAACACCTGGCTGAAATACGTAACTGAGCTTATGTGCTTTGGCCTGGGGAAATATGACATAACCTCTGTGCGGTTCTCTGAAACTAATCTTGGCTCAATGGCGGGAGCAAGTTACACCATTTATCAGCCCGGTGAAGTGCTCCCCCAGGTTATCGAGGGCTACCAGTTTGACGATGTTGACGGGCAGGAACTTCTCGGGCCAAACGAAAAAGAAGGCACGCCAATTGAAAGCGCGACGGCGACAACCGTCATAAGTGGCGTTTACGCTGGTGGAGAAATTGCGATGAAAATCGTAAAACAGGCTGATTTTGACTATTTCCTTGGCCTGATCCTCCCTCACCCGGTTACTTTCACGATCAATGTAACCAGGCCGGTGCCGGGTGGTTCTGTAACAGAAGACGTCCAGCTTTCAGGGTCGATGATAAGCATCGTTGAAAGCGACGACGGAAGTGTCATTAACCCGGTTAGGTATTACACGTTCAGGTTCAATAAAATTTCAGCACCGGGCTTTGATTTATCAGGCGTCACCATCAACACAACAAAATTCATCCTGGCCGATAACGGAACGCTTGTGGTAGGTCCGTTTATTTCTCCAGTGCAGTCAACTCAGCTGTGGATCCACGTGATTGCCGGTTACGCCGGGCAGCACAACGACTCTTTCAAAATTAAATGGTGGAAGGTCGACGATGATAATAATCAGATCCCAGGCACAGAGGAGACGGTGACTTATGCGATTGTAGAAGGGATAAAGGGAGTTTCGAAAACCTACTACCGGACATATAAGCAAACTCCTGCAGCCGGTTACGGCCGCTATGCCGTCTCACTTGAGCGCATAACAAACAGCGCAAGTGACAGCAAAATACAGCTCGAGGAGATTCACGCTATCAACGTCAGGACAAATGTTGTGCATCCTGATGACACGCTGGTGAAAATAGTCGTCCGTGCGACAGAGAACGCCACCGGCAGCCGTGACAGGAAATACAATGCGCTGATCACCCGCCATGTAATCAGCTACAACATGACGACGCAGCAGGTTGATTATACGCTCCGACCGTCTCGGAAATTTGCGGATATCGCCCTGTTTAACTGGCTCGTTGTCGGGCAGCAGCCGGTATCAAGCATTGATATCTTCGGCCTGTACCAGATTCAGGCTGAAATCGACGCTATCGACCCGCGACTCGGATACTTCGATTACACCTTTGACGATGAGGATGTGTCTCTCGGCTCGCGAATGGAGACCATCTGTGACGCTGCCAGCGTGTCCGTTTACGACGATAACGGTGTGCTGTCATTCACACGAGACAGCAAAAAGACGTCTGCGGCCACAATATTCAACCGGGCCAACACCAAGCCAGATGGTTACTCACTTTCTTACGACATGACGCTTCCAGGCGGTTATGACGGAGTTGAAGTGCAGTTCCGCAACCCGGACACCAATAAGCAGGACTTTGTCCGGTACCGGATATCCGGCAATTCCATCATCGAAGGATCGCCGGCCAAGGCGAAAAAGTTCGAAATGCTGTACGTCAGGAACAGGTATCAGGCGGACGAGCGGGCGCTGCGCGAGTGCAAGAGGCTCATATTCTCCCGTATGACCATGGCTATTACAGCAATGGCAGATGGAGAGTGGGTAAACATTGGCGATATGGTCCAGGTGCCGGATACATACGACACCAACCAGCAGGCTGGATACATCGTGTCACGGGTCGGCAATGACTTTGAGACGAGTGAGCGCATCAACTTCTCAGGAACCATGTATGTGCAGGTCACGGATTCGTCCGGTGCTACTACTGCACGATACCCGGCATCCCCGCGCATTGACACCGCGTTTGGCTTTACCGCTGCCATTCCTGATATCTACCTGAACCTGTTCGATGGTGTCGACGTCCAGTCGCCTTCCCGATACGTCATTGCCACGTCTCAGGAACTGGATGCAGGGCAGTGGACAATCACAGCCAAGCAGCCAGACGGTAAGGGAAGCACAGCTTTAACCCTGGCTGAGTATAGCGATCTGATTTACCAATAAGACCCATCCCGACCATCACAACCCGGCCACCGCGCCGGGTTTTTTTATGGAATAAATATGGCTACTACACCAACAAACCTGCCTGTTCCAAGTGAATCTCCAATCGACATGAAATTTAATGCAGGGAAAATTGATGAATTCGTTACGTCGTTTTCACAGTGGTATGTCGATCGATTTGGCGTTCAGCATTACACGATTGAAGGTTTGAAGCAGCTTGTTCTGCAGCAAATCTACAATCTTGGCTGGAACCTGAAAGGCACATTTCAGGGCGGAGGGACAGTGGCCGCGGCTGGCGATCTGCTGCAGGATACAGCCTCATTAATCTGGTACCGCTGGGATGATCTCGCCACGCTACCAAAAACGGTTCAAGCCGGGTCAACTCCTTCTTCTGCTGGGGGTACTGGCCCGGGCAAGTGGCAGCCCGTAGATGTTTCTGATGTGTTGAGGAAAGACCTGGCAGCTTCGGATGGCTTCAAATTAATAGGCCGCTGCGCGACGGTCACGGCTCTTCGTATGGTTGAGCCGACCATCAATAAGCAGATGATCAGCCTGGTCGAGTACGCTACGGGTACTGGATATGGCGGTGGGATTCTTTGGTACGACAACGCAGATACAACAAGCGCCGATAATGGTGTTGATGTGTTTGTCACCGCTGGGGGAAAACGCTGGAAGCGCATGTCTTCTCGCATCACGCTGCTGGATGCAGGCGGCGTACCGGGAACAGACAGCAGCGTTGCATTACAGCGTCTGGTAGATGCCAAGAAAGGCAAACTGGTTGTCATTCCTGAAGCCGAATTTATCGCTGCCGGGGTTACGCTCAATAACAGCACTTATGACAATACTCGATTCCAGTGCGAAGGGGTAATTAAACTTCGGCAGCGAGCTTCAACCTCTGAAAATAATGCCGGAATGCCTGCGTTCATGGGCATCTTGTTGAAAGATGTCTTCAATATCTCAGGCCATCTACGATTCGACGGGCAGCGAGCGGTCCAGCCCAATGAAGAACATATTTACTGTGTTGGTATAGCGGGTGGCGGGGGGCATGACTTCACGATCGATATCAAAGAGATTAAAGGCGATGGTGTTTATGTTAATCAGTCTGACTGGTTATCAAACAGCACCGTGACAGATGGTTTACGACTAAAAGGAACAATTTCCAACAACGCTATTGATGGAAGAAATGCCATCTCTGTTATTAGCTGCAAAAACTTTAATATAGATGTTTCCGTTAAAAACGTAGGAGGTGTGGTTGGTAGCGTGCAGCAGCCTGGCGGCGTCGATCTGGAGCCAAATTTCGACTATCAGGTTATCGATAACGGAACTATTAATGTTGTTGCTGATAACTGCGCTTACGGCCTCTGTTTCTTCGGAAAGTCATACAACATCACCAACGTTAAAGCGAAGGCAAATTTGAGAAACAACACGCACGCTTACCTGTCACGATTCAGAGAGTGTGATGTTGAACTTATGGTCAAGGACAGTACCGTACTTGCTGGGGAAATGGACACATGCCTTGATAGCAAGGTAGTCGTACGCCATATGAACTGCGATAACGGGTTTGATATCGGATATCGTGGTGAGGTTTTGAGATGTGAGGTCAGTGTTACTGGTGCTTCATGGCTCAACTATGTGGCTAGAAGTGGCTCTGTCAGCCGTAGCAAAATTGAATGGAATGCGTACGACTGTCGCGCTGGTGGCACTGGCATTGCGTTACGCATTGATGCCCCGCAATCAGGGGCAGCTTATACGTGCACACGTAACACCTATAAGTGCCAGGTTCCGGAAGTGGGAAATGCTCAGTGGGCAGCGCGTAACGCCAGTGGATTAATCACCTTCAGTGAATGCCTGTGGACTGACAGCAATCTTGGCGGATGGTCAAACTGGGGAGCTGCGGTATCAGGTCAGGTGGCTAACTTCCGGAAAAATATTCTATGTAACGGCTTTAGTACGAGTAACGCCATGCCTGGTGTTGGGTATTATGTTAGCGGCGATTTTGTACAAGCCAACACCCTCACCGTCACGACAGGGTACGTGCTGCATGGTTGGCTTAGAATAACCACTGGCAGCGGAAATGTTCTTGATACAGACTGGAAGGCGGTAAGGTATACCTGGTAATGAAACCGCCCCCATTATGGGGCGGTTTTTACAAAGAATTTTGTTCTCATGCTTAACAAAATTACTAATGTGAATGCATAAATCCACAAAAGATATTTTGATGAAGTATATTGGTCATCCATGATTTGGAATATCAGAGGGAAATAAAGCACTGAGCTGGAGATAACAAACATTGTGTTTTTTGTTAATCTCGCTACGTTGTGAACGCCGTTGTGTATCATTCCGATAAACATGCAAAACGCGGAAAATCCAATCACCCCATAATCAATAAACCAGTACATTAGAGTGTATACGTTTGTTCTGAATGGGCCGCCCTCATAAAATGGCAATAATTGACACCCAGATGCGTCATAACACTCTAAATCCGGAAGGGTATTAAAGTTAAGGCTGTCAAAAGAGAATATGTTGGCAAACGTATAGTTACCTATATTTGTAAGCAACAAATCTGTAAAATTACCATCTCCATTAATCTTGTTTAGAAGCAACAAAGATAGATACATTGCACTAAGTATTATCAAGCCCAAAAAAATTATAAGCTTAGTACTTGACGCTCTAAAGTATGATCTAATGAAGAATACAGGGATTATGACTAGAAGTATCTTTATCTTGGCAGTTGAAAATGCAGCGTAAAGCATGCAGAAAAACAACAGTGACCAGAATGACCTGGCACCGCGTTTGGTTGGGTTTCTATAGTATGAAGCCGCTGAAATATACAGGGCTGGATAAAGTATATAGTACACATACCCAAACAATTTGAAATAAATATTAGGCTCGCCATAGTTTATTATGGTTCGCATTCCCACATACCAATTTGATGACTCAGACAAACCTGATAGATACATCTGGTACATAAGAACTGCTGAAATTGCATAAATTGGCAGTAAGAAACTTAATGACACTTGGCCTGAGTCGTAGTTGCGGGCATTATTCCTGAAAATAATTCTGCCTAAAAATCCTCCAACGAAAAAAGCAGCGTTGCCAAGTAAAATCCATAACAACGTTTCTCCGGATATATCCCCAACATCGTTCTCATAGAATGAGCACGCTGTAAGGGAAACCGCCCAGATACACAGCATGACAAGTGATGGGGATATCTTCTTGCCTGAAAGAAAGAATTCAAACAAAGCCAGCGCGGCGAGCACAAATATCACTACATAGATCATGCTGTCACCAGGCCTGCATCCTTGAGTTTTCTTCTTCCTTTCTGAAAGCATATAACTCTTTGACTATATGCCCTATGCATACGCGATTAAACTCCTCGCGGGTAACTTCCCCAGACTCAAGCTTAACAACCCACAACTTAAGATCTGGTGTATCCTGCGCGACTTTCATCACTAGTTCGTCAGTGCTCATCTCAGGAACTACAGCCTCAGAACCAGTAGAAAGAATTTTGTACATCAATTTTTTGAACGAGCTCATACCATTACCTTCACTTAAGACCTTTAGACAATATTATCAGAATAACTTTCTTCACTGTACATATTGATCATAACTGTTGATGAAGTAATACTGTTTATATATACAGTTATATTGTGAGGTGATTATGCCAAACATAGCTGACAAACATGGCGCCTTTGTCGAGGTCACGCGAAAAAGCCCCTCTGAATGTTTACCAGCCACAGCAAACGTCGTCGGTGCGCCGGGTGGTTACGCGATTATTGAAAAAGTTCGTAGACCAGAGCAGGGCGTGAAGCTGCTCATCTGGTTCTGCGGGCGTCATCAATACGCTTACCTTGCGGGTGAAGCACTGATAACTGATGATGGTGAAGCCATAGAAGGTGACTCACTTGATGACGTTCACCTGATCGGTATTGTTACTCATACCATTCACCCGGCTTCTTCAGACATAAACCCCTTCATGTAGTATTTAAAATGAGCAATCGACACTTCTATTCCTGATATTTACAAACGCCAAAAGTCTAACAGCGTTACAGGTTTAGAAACGAAGCGGCTATGAAGTAGCCAGACAGAAACACTCGTCCATCTTGATCAGCGCCTCAGTTAAAACTACTGTATATAAAAACAGTATTGAGGTGTGCATTATGGAATTCTACAGACCGGCAGAATTACGCGAAATTATTGCAATCCCGCTTTTCAGCGACTTAGTTCAATGCGGCTTTCCTAGCCCGGCAGCTGATTATGTCGAACAGCGTATCGATCTCAATGAGTTACTCGTTTCCCATCCCAGCTCGACGTATTTCGTAAAAGCAGCCGGTGACTCAATGATAGAGGCCGGTATCAGCGACGGTGATCTGCTGGTGGTTGATAGCTCCCGGACTGCAGAACACGGAGATATCGTAATCGCCGCGGTAGAAGGTGAGTTCACTGTTAAACGTCTGCAGCTCCGCCCGACCGTGCAACTCATTCCTATGAACAGCGCCTACAGCCCTATTGTTGTTGGCTGCGAAGACACGCTGGACGTTTTCGGCGTAGTGACTTTCATCGTCAAATCGGCGAGCTGAACATGTTCGCGCTCTGTGATGTGAATTCGTTCTACGCATCATGCGAGACGGTCTTCAGACCCGATTTAAGAGGCCGGCCGGTTGTCGTTCTCTCGAATAACGATGGCTGTGTAATCGCACGCAGCGCCGAGGCCAAGGCCGCTGGAATTACAATGGGAGAGCCTTTCTTCAAGCAAAAGGACTTATTTCGGCGCGCTGGGGTTGTTTGCTTCAGCAGCAACTACGAGCTGTACGCAGACATGTCGAACCGGGTAATGACGACGCTTGAGGAAATGAGCCCCCGCGTCGAAATTTACAGTATCGATGAAGCTTTTTGCGACCTGACAGGTGTTCGCAACTGCCGGGACCTGACGGAGTTCGGCAAAGAGATCCGCGCTACCGTTCTGAAGCGTACGCACCTGACCGTTGGGGTTGGCATCGCGCAGACAAAAACACTCGCTAAGCTGGCAAACCACGCAGCCAAGAAATGGCAGAGACAGACGGGCGGAGTTGTTGATTTGTCCAATATCGATCGCCAGCATCGGCTGTTGGCGATCGTGCCTGTAGAGGATGTCTGGGGCGTCGGCCGACGCATCAGCAAAAAGCTAAATGCGATGGGTATCAAAACTGCTTTGGATCTCTCTGAGCAGAGTACGTGGATTATTCGAAAGCACTTCAATGTCGTCCTGGAGCGAACTGTCCGGGAGCTGCGCGGCGAACCATGTCTGGATCTGGAGGAGTTTGCACCAGCTAAGCAGGAAATCGTCTGCAGCCGGTCATTCGGCGAACGCGTGACCGAATACGAACAGATGCGGCAGGCTATTTGCAGCTATGCGGCGCGTGGGGCCGAAAAGCTTCGCAGCGAGCATCAGTACTGCCGCTTTATCTCTGCGTTCGTGAAAACCTCACCATTCGCGCTTAATGAGCCGTATTACGGAAACAGCGCGTCCATGAAGCTTCTCACCCCCACTCAGGATTCCCGCGACATCATCAACACCGCGGTAAAGTGTCTGGATAAAATCTGGAAGGATGGCCACCGCTATCAAAAGGCTGGAATCATGCTGGGAGATTTTTTCAGCCAGGGTGTGGCGCAGCTCAACCTGTTTGATGAAAATGCGCCGCGTAACGATAGCGCATCTTTGATGAACGTTCTCGATCAACTCAATGCTAAGGGTGGCAAAGGTACGCTCTACTTTGCCGGGCAGGGCATTCAGCAGCAATGGCAAATGAAGCGTGAAATGTTATCTCCGAGGTATACGACAAGATACTCAGATCTACTGATTGTTAGGTAACTAAAGATCTAAATCTCCGGCGACAAGTCGCCGGATGCCATTATTTATTGTATGCCTTGTCAGCAGTATTACTGGCCTTTATTCTTTTCATAAATGGCCTTTCAATAAAATGAAAGGTTAATGATGATAGAATGCAAATTAAGACATAAGATACTGTGAATATAATAAATGTGTTTATATCTAAGGCTAAATTGCTTCCATTTTTAAAGTAGATAACCATTGGGAAAAGAATCAATCCTTGTGTTAAATATAAACTATAACTTATTGCCCCAAGGCGAATTGCCGCTTTGTTAATTAATACTCCATAAAGATTAGCTCCTGATACAACTGAGAAAAATATAACGCAGAGGAATATCTTTTCAGGAGAGCCGTACAAAGTTGGCTGGACTAACAAAGTGGCTAATATCATAACTACTAATATGGTGTTGGCAGATTTAGCGTTTAAGTGAATCTTATCTTTTAGAACGCTGCATAACATTCCAGCGAAAAAATATGACCATAAATATGCATCTTTAGTAAAGTCTGGAAGGAAATACACAGAAAAAGCAAAAACAGAAACAGTTAACTCAAATGACCATTTCTTGAACATGAAGAACAGGGGTAGTGAAAAGTAAAAGATCCATTCCCAGCGGAGCGTCCAGGTAACGCCAGCCAATGCCATAAACGGAGGCGTAAAAGCAGTAACCGCAGGTTTGGAATTCCACAGCCCAGCATCAAACCAGGAGAGTGAAGCAGCGAGGATACTATGAGAAAAGTCCTTTCTTTCGGTCAATAAAAACAGACTTGCCAGTGCAATGGCTGAGCAGAAAATGGATAAAGGTGCAATCCTATAAAATCTTTTTTTATATAAGTCAACCCAATCAACTTCATTGGATTTTCTTACTTTCCCCCAAAACAAAAAAGCTGTAATCATGAAAAATAAAGCCACACCATATTTACCCATATACAACAACCAATCTGAAGTTGGCATCCATTTGCCTTTTGTTATGTAGGTATAGGCACAGTCAATATGGTGAAATATTACAAAAGAAGCGAGAATGAATCTCATGCCATCTAAACTATTTGCTCTTGCAGCATCTGTATCTTCATCTATAAATCTGAATAACGGCAAGCTAAATATTCCAATTGCCAGTGCTAAGCAGGTTAAAACAAGGCAAAGCGAGAATAATAAATCCATCATCTAACCTTAAGGGTAAAAATAAATTAGTAATTGTTAATGCCTGATAAAAGGCATTCTATCACTGCATCTTATGGTCGTCGAGGCTACGCAGGTTATTAATAATTATCTAATTTTTCGCAATCATTTCCGGCCCTTGATTCTTGACATTCCCCACGGCGCGCGTCACGGCGTGCCAGATAAACTTGTCGGCTGGCACAGAACCATCAGCGATAATCTCTTCCGCTTCTTTCCCGCCAACATCCTGGCGCATCCATTCCCGTGCCGCTTCTGGTGACAGGACCAGTGGCCGGCGGTCGTGAATGTCGACCAGGCCTTTATCTGCTGCAGACGTCACAATCAGGAAGCCTTCCGCTTCGTCACCGCGTTCGAAGGGCGTGCTGCCAATCGCCGCCATGAATATTGGCTGACCGTCGGACCGGTGGATGAAGTAGGGCTGTTTCTTGTCGCCTTCCTTCTTCCATTCAAACCAGCCATCAGCAAAACAGATAGCACGGCCATGCTGCCAGAGAGGTTTAAACATTCTGCTGGTGGCAGCCGTCTCGACGCGCGCGTTAATCAGTGGCGGTTTATCCCACCACCCGGGAGCGTAACCCCAGAAAACCGGATCGAGGTGAAGTTGCTCATCGCGTTCGCTCAGCAGCAGAACTTTGGTACCGGGAGCAACGTTGTATCGTCCAATTGGCTCAGGGTCATATGCGATGTCGCGATCGCCTTCGTCGGCCAGGTAGGCCAGATATTCTTCACGGGTTTGGGCTTGTGCAAAACGTCCACACAT